CGGAGATTATTAACATGAACCTTGACTTAGCCATTATCGAATTACAACGCAGTCGCGAGCAACATGCCAACAATTCACCTTTACACATCCTGGCGGGTGACAAAGCCCAAGCGGAATTGTGCCTAAAAGTTGCCGAGCAATGTAACAAGGCGCAGCATGTTTTGGAAAGTTATATAGCGTGCAAAAAGCATTTGTACGGGAAACTGTAACATAAATAATACACGCGGGCCGGTTGACATTCCGCCCGTGTTCATGTATATTATATGGACGTTGTACATAACGAGAGCACAACAATGAAACTAACAGCAACCCCTAAACAATCCTTAATTAAAATGCTTTACCTGGGCCTTTCCGGTCAGGGCAAAAGCACCTCCTTAGTGTCTTTGGGTATCCCTGATTACTTTGGGAATCCCGGCTACGAGCTTCGAGTGTTGGACTTTGACTCCAAGTTCGAGGAAGTTGTACGGGCCACCTTAGCCCGCATGTTAAAGACCAAAGCCATTTCCCAAGAGCAGCACGACAAGGCCCTAACGGAAAACTTTGACATTTGTGTTTGCACTGAAAATAAAGGTATTGTCTCAGTACGTGAAGGAAAACGTACCATTAAAACTCTTGGTGTTGAGACGGCAACAGCCTGGAGCACGGCGGTAAAGCAAATTGAGAAGTGGAACAGTTCGTGGTCAGACAGAACGATTTTTGTAGTTGATTCCTTTACCCATGCGGTAAAGGCCATTACCAATTACTGCCAAGAACTTTCAGGGAAGCTTAACCAAACCCTGGAGTGGAGAGACTTCCAAGGCCCGCAACACCTCGCCGAAAACTTGATGTATATGGCAGCAGACCTTCCAACCCATGCCATCGTAACAGGCCACCAGGATCCGCTTATCATCGAAAAGCCCACTACCCAAATAGACGACAAGGGAAACCCGATAACTGACATCGTTGAGGTTATTATGTCCCCAATCTCTATTGGGAAAGCTGGAAGAGTGTCCCTTCCATCAAAGATGAACCATTTAATTCTGGCTGCCAGTGAAGGCAAGGGCGGCGCAGAAAGACGGTACATTTTCACCGTACCAAAAGTAGGCGTTACGACTAAAACACCCTATTACGGACTCTGCGAAGAGCGTTACGAGCTTGATAAGGGTCTAGTACAATACTTTGCGTTAAGCAGGAGGTAATAGCAACACAAAACAACACCATAATTTCGTAAATACTTTTAACCCAATGTCAATATTTTTAAAACATCTCACTTTAATGGTAAAACTATGAATATCAAAGAGCTGCTTAAGGTTAATTCTTCGTCGTTTAAAGCTCCGCAGCGGTTTCCTGCTGGCACTTACGTAGTCGTGATTACTAGTTACGAAGTATTAAATTTTTTCTGGAAAAAGAGCGGAACGCATGGAATGAGTTATGTGCCTACCATCCGCCCCATTAGCTGCATTGAAGCAGAGGACGACAGTAATCCAGATTTGCAAGCTGAGCAGTTGGCGCAGTTGAACGCCTTCGGGGATTGGACCAGCAAGGAGTTCCAGTTCGCGTACACCAACCGCGAAACCAACACCAAAATGGCTGCGATCTCCGAGATCAACTTCCCGCTTCTCGAATGCGACGAGTCAGGGAATCCAGTTGGGATTCTCGAAAAGCACGCTTGGCGTTTTTACTTGCGTGACAACAACGACACCGAGCAGGGCTTTGTGCACGACGTTCTGGGCCTGTCCTATCCCGACGGCGAAGAGCTTGGCACCATTATGGAAGACACCGTTGGCAAGAAATTTTTGGTAAGTTTTGGTTATCAGGCGAACCCCAACGATCCTTCTCGTCCGCCGAACCTGACGATTGAGTCTGTTACTCAGGTGTAATAATTAACGGGGAGGGTAAAACCTCCCCCCAAACATCGGCATACCCGTATAGTCGGAATAAACGGTAGATGTGGATACGACTACCTCGGTCTACGCTATTCGAGAAATAGGTGAAACTCCTACCTATGCCGCCCCTTTCAAATAAGGAACCATTAAATGTTCAGCAACATCATCCGCCAGATAGAGACAAAAGACATCATTATAGACCGTGCCACCCGGCAGCGTTCTATTTTAACTTTTGACTCCGTTTTATCCCTTGCAGTTACTATCGGCAAGTCTCAATGGATCAGTCCCATTTTGGTAGACAAAGAAACAAATTACCTTATTGCTGGAGAGCGTCGCCTAACCGCTGTAAAAGCCTTGGCTGCTGCGGTAAAAGGGGATTACTCAGGCTTTACCAATCCCTCGGAAGCGCGTGAAGCACTTTTCCCTGTATGTACATGCCAAGTAGACAGTTGGAATCAGTGGACTAAAATCCCGGCCCAACTAGGTACAAACTTTACCTCTACTGACTTGGCGATGTATGAGTTTATTGAAAATGCTCAGCGTCAAGACCTGCCGTGGCAAGACCGTGCCAAAGCTATATACGATATACACGCTAAAGGCTGTTCCCAAGACAAAGAGTGGACAGCCGTGCATACTTCTAACCTTATCGGGGTTCATCGGGCAACTGTAACAGAAAACCTTCGTATTTGGCGGTTGTATGCTGATGAAGAAGCCAGTACCGAATTAAAAGAGATAATTCAAGTATCCCCTACTTTACGATCTGCGATGCAAACTGTAGAACGCTTTACTTCCCGCCGTGAAACCGGGCCAGAAGTAAGCCTTACTTCCGGGGGGATAACACCAAGACCAAAAGCTGAAACGCCTTTGTATAACAAACCTGGCCCGGCTCCGCTTACTGACGTTTACAAAAACAAAACACAAACACCAATAGAGTACCCTGAAGAAATAGAAAGTTCCTTTTCCGATAAAGTACTTTTTAATTGTGATTTTACTACCTGGGCACCAGCATATACTGGTACGCCTTTTAACTTTATTCACTGTGACTTTCCTTATGGAATTAGTTTTAACACAGGAGAATACACAAGTACTATTGGCAATTCAATTTTAGGTGAATATGATGATTCCGTGGATGTATACTGGAAACTTTTAAACACCATTCGAGACAACCTTCACATAATCGCACCACAAGCACATATAATGTTTTGGTTTTCTCAAAACTTGCGCCGGGAAACCGAGGACTTTTTTACCAGCATTGGTGGCACAGTTCAACCATTTTTAATGGTGTGGCATTGTGGGTCTAATGAGGGGATAGTTCCAGATCCTCAGAGGTATGGTAGGCGTACTTATGAAACAGCTATGCTTGTAACATTTGGCGATAGAAAAATTGTAGTGCCTCGCGCACTTTCGATAGAATCATCTCGCGAAGCATCTACTCGTATTCATCGAAGCCAGAAACCCATACAAGTTTTACGCCACTTCTTTGAAATGTTTGTAGACGATTCGTCTACAGTACTTGACCCTACCGCCGGGTCTGGTACAAGCCTAATAGTAGCTGATGAACTTAAGGCAAAAAAGATAGTTGGTTTAGAAATTGACCCAGGTATTTATGAAAATGCCAAAAAACATATTGACAGCGCAGCGGCCATTAAAATTTAGAAAGTGTACTGCTAACCAAAATAGAATTGATAAAAACAAAGAAATTGTGTTGGCTGTACTTCAAGAGTTTAAGGAGTTAAAGTCAATAGAAATAGTTGAAAAAACAGGATTGTCTCAAAAAGCAGTTAACCAATTATTAAGAAGGCTTCGCGACGCAGGAAAAATATTTAGTTTTCTCCCTCCAGAACCTTACGCTGTAAACATATGGAGTATAACAGAATTTGGTGCTGAACCCAACACTAAGCCCTTACCTAATCTTGACGAGGAACATGAAAACTGGATTAAACTTGTTAACAGTAAAAAAGTAACTTACAACCCCTGGGGCAAGCCATGTCAAAGTTAAACCTGCTAAAACTAATAAACAGTCCAAACGCAGACCCATTTTGGGTTGAGTATTACTTAGGGACAGTGTTTCCTGTCGTTATTGGCGAAAGAACTGGATCGTTTAGATTCTTTGATCGTGAATTTACTTGCTTCGATATTAACAACCGCGCCCGGTTAAGAGTACAGTACGGGTGGCACCCGATTAAAGGATGGATGTTTGACATATTAGCTCCGAGTAAAAATAAAAGGAACATAACGTGAAACCAATGCTGGCTTGTAGCGCCCCTAAAAATTTAGACACGCTACCTTACCCCCTACTTGCAAGTGTTAAGTTAGACGGGATTCGTTGTATAATAAA